CCTAAATACTACTCAAAATGCTATGAGTTGACAAATCCTGAAGAATATGGCAAACTCAAACTAATGAGACAAGAAAAAGCCAAACTCAATCCTAATAACCATCCAGATAGGCTTAAAGCAGCCGAACAAATTCAAAAAACAAGAGACCAACAAATTAAAAGGAGATATGAATCAAATGCTTAAAATCTTCGCAGTATACGACAAAAAAGCACAAACTTACTTCCAACCCTTTTATTTCTTAAATAAAGCTCTTGCACTCCGAGGCTTCGGATCTGGATTCTAGGAGAATTCAACGAACAAACCGGTGAAATTACTCCGTTAAAAAAAGCTGAATTCCTCGAAGAAGCTCAAAACGTACAAAAACAGAAAGCCTAAAAAATGGCTACAAAAATAAAAATCGCAACAATGTATGACTACGACTCTCAAGAAAAACCGGGCGTTGACTTCGATCAGTCACATCCCGACTCTCGTTCCGTAACAAATCAATCTGACAAAGACTCAACTGACATCAACATAATAATGAAACGGTACGAAAAAACCGGGCTAATTACTGATCTCTTAGGCAACCAACGCACTCCACATTACGGCGATTTCTCGGAAGTCGGAGACTTCCATCAATTACAAAATACTCTCGCTAAGGTAACTCAAGCCTTTAGCGTTCTACCTGCGGAAGTCCGTTCCAAATTCAATAACGACCCCGCAGAAATCATCGAATTCTTAAACGATGAAAATAACGATGCTGAGGCACTCAAGCTCGGTCTTAAAGATATAACTATCGCAAAAATAGCCGTCGCTGATGACGGCAAAACAAAAATTACACAGGCTCAACGTGACGAACTCGATCACTTAAAAGATCTTGAGCATGTAAAAAAACAACAGGCTGAAAAGCCTGTTGTCAAGCCGGCGTAATCCGGCTTCTGGACAGTGTTCTACTTGATATAAACTGTCCAACTGACACCAAAGGCAAAAAATGCACTTATGCTCTTGTAAGAAAAAGTTTGAATGGGTCTTTGACCTGATTCAACACATAAAAGAAACTAATCACAAACCTGAGGGATTACTCAAATGAAAATGCCACCTAGAAATCAACATAAATTCTCTGAAGTTCCTCAGGCTAATATTGAACGATCTGTATTTGACAGATCACATGATCACAAAACAATGTTCGATCCTGATTATCTTATACCCTTTTATATCGATGAAGTACTTCCCGGCGACACATTTAATGTCGACGTAACAAATTTCATCCGAATGACTTCCGCCCTTAACGTGCCAATCATGGACAATATGTATCTCGACACGTTCTTTTTCTATGTTCCAAATAGATTACTCTGGACGAACTTCGTCAAATTCATGGGCGAGCAGGACAATCCAGCGGATTCTGTTTCTTACACAAAACCTCAAATCGTAGCCGATGCTTCAACTGGCTTCGTAGTAGGTTCTCTTTCCGATTATTTCGGATTGCCCACAGGTGTCAACTCTCTCTCTGTGGATTCTCAATTCCATCGTGCTTACAATCTCATCTGGAATCAATGGTTCCGTGATGAAAATATTCAAAATTCTGTAACCGTCGGCACTGGCGACGGGCCCGACACAATTACCAATTATGTACTCTTAAAAAGGGGAAAACGACATGATTACTTTACTTCTGCTCTGCCTTGGGCACAAAAAGGAACTGCAGTCGGAATTGGTCTTACTGGCACTGCTAACGTAATTCTAAATACTGCCGGGGCTCCGTATAACTCCCCGCTTATTAAAGTATCTTCAACTGGTGTAGGCGGTTCAACTGGAAACACTCTCGCCTATTCCAATTCCACATTTAAACTCTATGACGGCTCAACGACTGTGCCGTATACTCTTGACCCTAATGGGTCAATTGTCGCTGATCTATCAACAGCGACTTCTACAACAATTAACGCACTACGTCTGGCATTCCAGACTCAAAAAATGCTCGAACGTGACGCCCGTGGCGGAACAAGATATATCGAGCTTATCAAATCTCATTTCAATGTAACTTCACCCGATGCAAGATTGCAACGTGCCGAATTTCTCGGCGGACGTTCAACACCTATTGCAATAACATCGGTTCCTCAAACATCAGCAACAAGCGGACAGCCCACACCCCTGGGGGCTTTATCCGCTTATGCTCTCGGCACAAACGCTCGTGATGGATTTACAAAATCATTCACAGAACATGGCGTTGTTATCGGACTCTGTATGGTTCGTGCCGATCTTACTTATCAGCAGGGCCTTCCAAAAATGTTCTCAAGGTCGACTCGCCTTGATTATTACTGGCCTGCTCTGAGCCATCTGGGCGAACAATCTGTACTCACTAAAGAAATCTACTGCCTTGGTGCAGCAGGCGGAGCAAACGACGCAACTGTATTCGGATATCAAGAACGCTATGCCGAATATCGCTACTATCCATCAAAAATAACGGGTAAACTCCGTTCAACTTATTCCACACCGCTTGACGTGTGGCATCTGGCGCAAAAATTCACTTCTGCGCCTACACTTTCAACTACATTTATCCAGGAAACAATGCCAATTACTCGCATTGAAGCGGTAACTACTCAACCCGCTTTCGTAATGGACTCCTTTATTAAATGTAAAGCTGTTCGTCCAATGCCGACGTACTCAGTACCCGGCTTAATCGATCACTTCTAAAGGATAAAACTATGAAATTTAAAGAAGCAATAACATCTAAAAGAACATGGGCCATCGTTGGGATGGCTCTGTTCGAACTTTTACAACACTTAATAGGGAAGCGATAAGTGGACTTACTCGGAAATCTTCTCAATTTCGGAGCCCAAATATTTTCTGCGAAATCTGCAGAAAAGTCTCAAGAACGTACTAATGAATTAAATTTAAACTCTGCTCGAGAACAAATGGCATTTCAGGAACGAATGTCCTCTACTGCACATCAACGTGAAGTAAAAGATCTCACAGAAGCAGGTTTAAATCCTATTCTATCCGCTCATGGCGGAGCTTCAACTCCTGGCGGTGCTATGTCTACGTTTCAAAATCCTCAGGCTCAAACTCCTGAACGTATAAACAATGCTGTAAAAACTAGCATTGATATGGCTCAAGCGAAAGCGAATATAGCCTTAACTCAAGAATCTGCCAGAACTCAAAAAACTCAACAAGAATTAAATCGATCTAATTCGATGCAGGCTACTGCTAATACTGCTAAAACTATTGCGCAAACTACACCGACACAATTTCTTTCAAGAGGTTTAACCGCTATTGATAACGCAACTGCTAACAGTGCAAGATGGGTCGGAAATAAAGTCGGCTCAATGTATCCTAATGGCCGTCCTAAAGCGCAATTAAAATGGGCTACCGCCCAAAAGGGGTAAAAATGTTCTCTAAATCTGTGAAATCTCATGATCACAAAGCACCAAAAAAAATGCGTAGATCAAAAGACCGTAGAGTCTTTTCTGATACCGCTTCTAAAACTGACTCAATAAACGCAGGCACAACCCGCCGGCCTATGCGTGGCGGAATACGTCTCTAATGTGCCTTGCTATCATCCACTTACTGCCGGGCGATCTAAATATATAAACCCGGCTACTGGAAAGAAAGTAATTTCTTTCCATCCAAAATATTCATCTCAATACGAACAAATCCAATTGCCTTGCGGTCAATGTCGTGGCTGTCGCCATGAACGTACCCGCCAATGGGCTGTTCGTTGTGTTCATGAAGCGTCAATGTATGACTCTAATGTATTCATAACACTAACTTTCGATAATCAACACCTTAATCGAAAAAACTCTCTCGTAAAAGCTGACTTTCAAAATTTCATGAAACGTCTACGAAAACACTATTACGGCAACACTAAATCTGATGTCCGCTATATGCACTGCGGTGAATATGGCGAAAAATTCGATCGTCCACATCATCATGCCGTACTATTCAATTTCGATTTTCCCGACAAGACTATATGGGAAAACGAAACAAATCTCTATCGCTCTAAAACTCTGGAAAAACTTTGGCCTTATGGGTTCTCCTCTATCGGTGCTCTAACTTATGATTCCGCAGCTTACGTCGCCGGATACATTAAAAAGAAAATAACTGGAAAATTAGCACCAGATCATTATCAAGGCCGAATACCAGAATATAACACTATGTCTCGACGCCCCGGCATCGCCCGGGAATGGTACGAAAAATACAAAAACACGGATGTGTTTCCTCGTGATTTTGTCGTCATGAAAGGCGTCAAAATGGGTGTACCTAAATAC